TGAGAGTTAGTTTTCTCTGCCCATGATTTGATGATATAGTTATTGTAGTTGTCAACCCAAGCCAAGAAATTAGAAAATGTAGTCTGTTCCGCAGCTTCGATGTTCAGTGTCTTTGAAACATCAAGTGATACAACAGGAAGATAAAAGCTATTACCATTAGGAAGTTTGCGTTCCTCTGTATTAGCAGTAATCATGTGCTGCAAGGGAAGTCGTTGCATCTTTGCCAGCGTAGAGAAACTCTCACCAACAATCTTGAAAGCATCCCGATTGTCAATCTCCCAAATGAATGGGCATGACTCAACTGTAACTTCCTCACCTTTTTCGTTCATAGGTTTGGACAACTCAACTGTTCCAAACAACACACGCACACGCTTGATTTGCTTTATCAAGTCCTGTGTCTTCTGTGGCAATGCCTTAAAGTCTTCGATGTAACCAGCAGGTTTGCCACAGTTAAAGCCACCATCGTTATCCTTCAGGTCAACATTCAGATTGTCTGACATGATTGTTTTGATGTAACGATTAGGTGTCTTATCACTACCCTTTACAAAACGCTTATACATAAAGCGTTGCATATAAGGGCGTATCTTTATGGATGATGCATAGTAGGCTGGACCATCTGGAATCTCTAGCTTGTATGTTCCACCATTAACAACTTCCATATTTACCTTGCGGCCATTTACCTCTGCCTCACCCATGATAGGTGAGTGAGAGATACGCAGCCGTGCAAGGGTGCTTGAAGAAGACTTGGTTGTCCCTTCATTAGCAATACCCATAGCCTTGGCCATGGCTGCATAATTGTTTGTGTCTATCGTAGTCAATTCCATATACATATACTCCTTTCATAAAAGATGAAACATAGTTATATCACGCAATGTCTTTCGTGTCAAGCCAATTCGGACCAATTTTTGCTTCCAAAATCAGAGGAACATTAAAGACTATACCCCACTTAGTGGTGATTAGACTGGTAAGCATTTCGTTTGTATCTGTAATTATTTGCTTTACCTGTTCTTCTTCATCTGGATGCACATCAATAACGATAGAATCGTGAACAGTATTTACCACACAAGACTGCATACTGTCAAGCTGTTTATCAATGTGCAGCAAGGTAAGCGGCACAATATCTGCTGTTGCAAATGATTGCACCGGGTAGTTCTTTATCTGCGTGAAGTGAGACACACGACCATTTGGCTTTGGCCTTACGTCTGGGAAAGAGAACTCTCTACCCGATGGTGTTTTGATTACGCCTGTAGTCAAAGCCTCTTTAGCCAATCGGGAATGCCAAGCTGCGACTCCCTTGTATTTGTCTGTGAAGTGTTCGTAGTATGCTGCTTCCGCTTTTGTTCTGCCAAAGCCTGTTGCTCCATATAGCGGCGCGAATGTATGCGCCTTCGCAGTCTGTCTATCCGTAGGCTGACCAGCAGCGGTAATAACTTTAGCGGTGTATGCATGAACATCAAATCCAGTAGAAACTTCCTCAATAGCAACTCCATCTTGTGATAAATAAGCAGCAGCACGAAACTCTAGCTGTGCAAAGTCTGCTTCCATAATCTTGCCACCCTCAAACCGTGACACAAACACCTTCTTCACAGGGAATGTGCCACCCCTTGGCATGTTCTGCATGTTAGGGTCAGCACCACTGAACCTGCCAGTAGCAGTGCGATGCTGTAGCAAGCGAACATGCAGCTTACCATCTTGCTTTGTATGTATGCGTATGCCTTCCACGAAGGAAGACAGATAGGTATCAATGGCAGACAACCGCCTGACCTTTGACAAGAAGTCAACTGCATCATCCATGCCCTTTGACTTGGCAGCATTCTCTAGCATCTCCAAGTTTTGTTTGGATGTAGAGAAGCCATTAGCACTCAACCACTTAGGACTAGGTGGGCGAAAGCGAAGGCCAGCCAACTTCTCTGTGTTATTAAACAGGAAACCCTTTGTATCACAAGTTGTGCATCTGTTCTTTCTAGCAAAGGGAGTTCCATCCTTCTTCATCTTACGCACATAACCTTCTCCACTGCAGTCGGGGCATTTCTCCGCAGCAGTTTTATACAGCTTGCGTGTGCCGGAACTAATCAGTGTAGCAAAAGCAGAGTCAGACATGTATGGGTCAATCTTTTCTGACCAGTATATCTTGTCCATTACTTGGCGGCTGTAGATTACCCAGCCAAGTTGCTCTGGACTGTTGAGATTGATAGGCGTGTCACCCATCAGCTTATGAACATGTTCCTGCAAAGCAGCTTCTAATTGTTTCTTCTCTTCCTCAAACTCAACGCGAACCTCTTCCAGCTTACTGCTATCAACAGTAAAGCCACGCTGATATATATGGGATAAACACACAGCAACCTGATTGGTCAGGTCAACTGTGCCACGCAGACCAGCATCTGAATTGGTATTCAGACGATACATAATCTTATCTGATAACTGCTGTGTAGCATGAAGGTCAGCTGACAGATACTCACATAGTTCTTCATGTGGTATGTCTCGTGTGCTATACCCCTTCTTAAAGTATTCCTTTAGTGTGTCTTGCTTTCGTGTGTCCAACTCATAACGTTCAGCACAAGCCTCAAGAGACAGTGGTTCTTTCACGCCACGCTGAAGCACATACTCTGCAAGCATAGTGTCAAAGACAGGGCCATCATACTTGAAGCCACTCTCCCACAGCCACAGCAAGTCGTGCGCTGCATTGTGCATTATAAGCACAGTTGATTTGTCCAACCACTCTTGAACAACAGAGTGACCATTAATCTCTGGTTCTACTTCCGAATGGTCAAAGGTAACGATGCGTTCCTCACCAGTGTCAGAGAGTATACCGACCATAGTCAGTGAGTTCTCTGGTTCAAAGGGGTCAAGATGCATCTTACCATCACGGTGCGTAACCGTGTTCTCTACATCAAGAGTTAGTTTCATTACACATACCTCGCTGTCTGATACTCAAGCACTGACTCCACTTTACCATGCCAGCCTGTGAGTTTGTTCTTAACTACATTCAAGTGACGCATTGGGTCTTCTTCCAACTCATCTGAACGACTGCCTGTCTCTGACATCTTTACTGGATTCTTTGCCAGCAGCACCATCAAGTCAGCCTCTGCTGCTTTACCTGTCCGGCTACCTTCCATCATACTCTGGTTCAATAGAACCTTGCCTTCTGCTTCAGCTGAAAGCTGTGACATGTAGAACATAGCGCACTCATACTCTTTTGCAATCATCCTAGCATGAATAGCATTTGCTTTCAAGGCTTCATCTGTTCTAGCAAAGCCACCTGTCTTGGCAAACTTGTCACCCATGTCAAGGATAACAATGTCAGGACGGTATGTTTTACAGATGCTTTCAACCCAAGACATGTCACGACCAGTAGCATCCTTAATCTTGATGCGTTCCTTAACAGGTGCATACAAGTCACGGGCCTTGCTTGGATTATCCTTAATCTCACGCATGGTCATGCCAGTAGCAGCTGTCAGGTATCGTGCGCCAACACGATGGTATCCTTCCTCGTTACACAAGATGATGCAGTTAGCACCCTGATGTGCAAAGCCACGAGGAGCAGCAATCATGCTGGCATGGAACGATGTCTTACCAGTGTTAGGCCGTGCGCCTACCTCAATTAAGTGACCAGCATTTACACCTTCTACTTTCATAGCCAATGAATTGATGTTGAATGTCCACCTTGCCTCAAGGTCATTGCGTGATAGCAGTGTGTCAATCTCGATGTCATCCCACTCGACATTCAAGTTGGGTGTGAAGTCATCTCCATACTGCTCAAGCATAATACGCAGCGGTTCAAGGCTGGTCTTATCTCCATTCACATAGTCAAAGCCAAGGTTTGCAATGTCCTCACCAATAACCTGTTGAAACAGTTTGGACAGAACCTCTTGTGCTATGTCACCGCCAAGCGGCTGCTCTCTCTTGATGTTACGAAACAGACCTTGATACGCTTGCTTCTGTGCGGTGGTGAGTGTGGGATTGTTAGACATGAACAATGCCTCAATCTCATCAGGCGTTACAGTGCGTTCATACTTATCCATTGCATTGTCAATAGCCTGTTTAATCTTACGGACATCCTTACTGAACAGTCGGTCAGGACACCTTGCCCCCCGATGGTCATCGTAGAATGACTTGTCCATCAGACTTCTTATTAATGATAGTTCCATATTACTTATCTCCTATGCTGGCTAACCTTTGCAGGTCATGTGGGTTACGATACTTGAGGTCATCATGTAGGCGAAGGACATGAACCTTGTCCACATGGCCTCTCAATTCCTTTGCCATAGCTATTGTCTTTGGTAATGCGTCAGGGTCTAGTGCTATGACAGCTGTCGAGAACTGTGAGAGATACCTCTTGTGTGACTCCTGCAATGATGTTCCCAACACAGCAACCCCAACAAAAACATCACTGCCTACAACTGCGGCACTCACACAGTCCTCAACAACTACAGCGACTTTACCACAACCATGAACAAATGGCAAGCCACTATTTCCATATCGCTTCCACTTTGGTAGGCGTTTGCCTAATGCTCTACCAGTAGCGTCCACGATATGGCCATCGTGTTTGACGGGAAATACAACACGGTCTTCCTTCACATCAAACATAATTCCAATCGCATCTTCATCGATGCCCCACTCAGCACACCACTTGATTACCTCACGCTTACCACGGTGAGGGACAATGTAACTAGGCATATCAAATGTGCTGGCGGCATATTCCTCTGCCCCCGCAAAGCCGGAACGAATATCTTCTACGGAGAGATGAAC